TGGCCCATAAAGCCGCGGTTTCTGTGGCAGAAGCGGCCGTCAAAGTCGTGCCCGCCGGCACCGAGGCGGAGGCGTACATTGCCACATACCAGACGGTGTTCAAGGCCGTGGCGAAGACTCTGGCGAAACGACTGGAGAACATTGACGAGACATAATGGACAAACCCGCGTTTGACCTCGACGGCGACTACTTCCTCGGCGCCGAGTATTCCACGGACGGGACCGACCCGTGGCTTGGGACCTCCTACGTCCTGCGCAACTGGCTCAACAACTGGTTCGCCTCCCGTTGCTGCGGCATCCCAAAAACAGAACCGACCCTTGGGGAGACGGGGGACGATGACGGATTGGGGGTGGCGTAGTGCCGTTCAAGAAGATAACCTCAGGTAAGAACCGCGGCAAGTATCGTTCGCCCTCTGGCCGCATCTACACCGCGGCCCAAGTGAGACTCTACTACCACGGCGATGGATTTCCGAAACGCAAGTCTAAGAAGAGGAGATAGCAGATGGCTGCACCTTCCGCATGGAGATTCTACAACGGATTCTCCGAACTCAGCATGGACGGCACGATTGACCTGGATACCCACGCGTTCAGGATGGCCCTGTTCCTGTCTACGTCCAACGCCGCTACTCTCAGCACCGTTGGCTATTCCAACCTGACCAACGAGGTTGCTCAAGCCTACGGGTATCTAACGACCGGCAAGGCGCTGACGCCCACCTGGAATCGTTCTGTGGGGACGACAACGTTCGACGCGGACGATCAGGTATGGACCGCATCGGGCGGTTCCGTCACGGCTAGGTTCGCCGTCATCTACGACAACACGAGTACCAATAAAGACTTGGTTTGCTACTCGCTGTTGGACACCGCGCCCGCGGACGTGACGGCAACGGACGGGAACACCCTGACGATTGCGTTCCATTCGAGCGGCTGCTTCACGTTCACGCCGCCGACGGCGTAGGTAGTGCGTGGCAGTCAATCTGCACTGTAACCACTTCCGGTTCGGGAAAAACGAACTCGCCGAGAATACGCACGGCTGGTATGCGGCCGAGGACGTTAGCCCAAGCCATACGTGGGGATTTGCGTCCTTCTTTTTGCTCCGGCTCAACGAGCAGGAAACCGGCGGGACGGCCGCGGCCGACACCGACGCGACCTTCCAGTACCAGAAGAATGGCGGAACATGGACCGCTATTACAACAACGTCCGCCAATGTCAAGGCGGTTAATGGTGTACTGACCAACGGCGGCAACTGCACAAAGCGCCTATCGGGGACAGGGACATTTGAAACAACCGGGGCGGGCCAGACGGAGGATGGAACATCGGGCGGGTCAGCAAATGACATAGCCATCAACGGGTGCAGCGAGACTGAGTGCGCGCTTCAATTCGTTGAAGCGGACTTGGCGAACGGCGACATAATCAACTTCCGCATAATCTCGCCCGACTGGACCGTTACGATGGACGTAGCTCCGACTATTTCCGTCGTCAAGTCTGTTACTCCCGGAGTTTCCGCGGCCGTCTTGGTGTCTTACGCGCCGACTGTTGCGCTGTCGAACAACAAACTCATAACGCCGCCCGTCTCCGACGCGGTTCTAGTAGCATACGCGTTGACGGTTGCGGTATCCGATAACAAAGTCGTCACGCCCAGCGTGGCGACCGCGAACCTTACCAGTTTCATACCTGCCGTTGTCCTTGGAACCGTGGTTACACCGGGGCTGACGGCCACAGAGTTGGCGGCCTACGAACCGACGGTTAGCGTCAGTTACGGAACAGTCATAACTCCGAGTGGGTCGGAAGTCACGCTTGTTGCCTACGCACCCTCCATTGCCGCGAGTGACAATATCGTTGTCGCGGTTGGGTTGGCTGAGGCGGAACTGTACTCGTTCTATCCGACAGTAACCGCAACCGAGGGACTATGTATCACCCCGTCCCCCTCAACCGCAACGCTCGTGTCCTTTGCGCCGACGGCGACGAGGACCTATACCATTGTCAGGATTGCGAAGGACCGATACGGGCCACTCGCTGGCGCAGAAGTGTACCTGTTTGACACAGACACAAAGACGCTTCAGGCGACAACCACTACCGGTTCGGATGGGATATTCCGGTTCCCCGGCCACTGTGCGGGACAACAGCACTTCGCGGTTCTCTTCTCTGGAACAAGTCCGAGAAGGGCGGGCGTAACACCCGATACCGTGGTGGGGACCGAATGATCGAGGAGGTCTTTCTTTTCGAGGCGGACCCATTCGTTGTAATTCTCATTGCTCTGGGCGAGTTCTCCCCCGAGGTCCCACACGGGGGACGCGGCAAGCGTAGACCATCGGTATACCACGTCCCGTTCCATCCTCGGGAAGACGACATCGAGGAACAACTGGAGCGCGCCGCACACGAGGCGATGCTCCAGCAACTCACAGAAGCGAGGGGGGTTGCCAGGGCCAACAGGGAATATGAGAAACGCGGGGAGGATGCCAGGGCACTGTCTCTGTTGAGCGCCCAACGAAGTAGGGCCATAGGAAGCGACCCGTTACACAGACCACTTCCCGTTACGGCGGCAAGTCTCCAGAAACATCTGAGGCAAGAGCGGGAGAGGCCAAGTGTCCTGCCAAAGAACATGCAGGATGAATTGCTTCACATGAAGCGCGACGCGGCACTACAGGAGGCGAACCGCGTTCGCGAAGAGAAGAAGAAGCGCGAGGAGGAGATACGACAGAAACGGTTGCAGAACTTGGCGAAGGCACGAAAAGCTCGCCGCCGCTAGAGTTCCTGCGCAAGTTTAGGACTGAGGCCATCGCCGGCGGTGTATCGAGTAATACGCTGGAGGAGGCTTGTGCCATCGTCCGGTCGGACACTCCGGATGGATTCCGCCTATTCTATGAGCTTATCCGTAATCGTCCCCTCCCGGATCACTGTTGCGAGTGGATTGAAAGACTCTACCGCGCCCATTCTGCCGGGGAGTTCTTTGGCATCGAGGCTTTCCGGGGGTCTACTAAGACAACGACGATCACGGAGACCTTCACTGCCTATAGGATTGGACTGGAGCCGGAGAAATCCCACCTCTTCATTCAGGCGGACGAGGGACAGGCGAACAAACACGCCGCAAACGTCGCGAACATTATCTCAAACAACGCGATGTGGCGGGAGGTCCTCTTTCCAAACGTGGTACCGGACACAACTTGGGGGGCGATGGGTTACTGGGTAATAGACGAGAACCGCAAGACCGACTGGGCACGTCTGAGACACAAAGACCCGACACTGGTGGGGGCCGGTTATACATCGGCTATCATTACCGGCTCCCACCCAAACGGGGGACTTGCCATTGACGACATCAACAACGACAAGAACTCCGAGTCGGATAGAGAGAACGAACGCGTCAATCGGGTTCTTACGGAGACCGTATATCCCGGAATAGAAGACCCCGATGTGTGGCATACCTTTGCTCAGACACCGTGGACCACCCGAGATGCACTGAGTGTAGCAAAGGCAACGGGGGTTTACCAGTGGTGTCGGACTCCCGTTCTAACACCGTGTTCGGAGGACGAACCCGGAGCGGAGTGGGTTGAGGTAAAGAACGACGTAAGGCAGGTGGTTTATGGGGTCTGGGCGCGTCTGACCTGGCCGGAAAAGTTCGGCGTCCGCGAGATACGGAAGTGCTACAAGACCTCCCTCCGAAGGGGGTTTGCGCGGATGTATTTGCTAGACCTCTCGCAGGCCGAGGGGGTTAATCTTCGAAGGGAATGGTTGCACAGTTTCCCGGCGGAGAAACTAAACGAGAGTTGGCCCGTCTACATGGGTATCGACTACGCCTCAAGTGCGGGAGACCTGAGATACAGGGATCGGGACTACTGTTCCATCAGCATCGGGAAAGCGATGCCCACCGGCGGAGTTGTCCTGGTGGACGGTTTCCGCGACAGACTCCCAAGAGCAGAGGCGGTACTGAAGGTCCGAGCTATTGCGGGGATGTATCCGACGCTCGTAAGTATCGGAGTAGAGGCAGAGGGGACCGGAATCGAGTTCTACAACGACTTGGCGCTTACTACGACCCTGCCGGTTCTGCCGATGAGGACCAAGGGCAGAAGCAAGGGCACTCGATTCGAGGACATCATGGCCCCTCGCTTCGAGATGTCCCAGGCGTGGATTTCGGATGTTAGGACACCATTCGTAACCAAGTTCATCGACGAGTGGTGTGGGTGGCCGGATAGCGACCACGACGACACGCTGGACTCGACCTACTACATGCTCGCCGTTTCTGGGATGTTCCTGAAGGACCTGGAACAATCCGACGATATACCGGACCCGTGGTGGCAACCAAAGAAGAAACGCCTAGACTGGTCGGGAATGAGGGAGCGAAGTGGATAAATACGTCGAACAACGAACCCATCTTATGCGGATGGTTGAGAGAGACAAGGAGTTACAACGCGCCCGCCTCGCCTACGAGAGAATGAGTAGAGGAGAATACCATCTTCCAGAACCACTCAACTCGTTTGAATGGGTCCGTCCAGTTATCTCTGCCTCGCCGTATGTAGGTCTCAACGCGGCTACGCGAGCCTTCGCAAACAAAGAGGCCCTGCCGACGGTGAATCCGGCAACGGTCCTGAAGGCATTGGGGAAAGTAGACGCCGACTCTAAGACGGCCCGCAAGACGGCCAATGACTGGGAGAAGAATCTACGATGGCAGATGTCCCGCATGGAAGAACGAGGCCCGGCGCTACGAGCGTCGGTCATGTGGTCCGCGCTTCTGTACGACGAAATTGTGGGACAACTCATTCACTTGCCGACGCAGTTCAAGGCGAAGCCCATTGGCAAGGTTCGAGAGGCTGCCGCACTACGGATGGGGGACTGGGCGCTTCGATTGGTAGACCCGAAGACGACTTACATCGACTACTCGGAGTTCATGCCTGAGAGAATTGCGTGCGTTACTCAGAAGACGGCTCAACAGATCATCGACTTCTGGGGGCCGGGGGCCAAGAAGATTTCGTCCAGGTTGAAGGCAGAAGAGATTGAGCAGGACACCCCTTACTTGGAGGTGGACTTCACCGACTACGATAATCGAGTAGTCTGGGCCATCGAGGGGACCGACATTGAGCAAGTGGTTGATGAGGATGGCATTACTCTGTTTGGCCCCGAGCCGTGGCTGAAGGATGCCAAGACTAGAGAGCCAGCACCATTCCTGTCTTGGATTGCCGTAGCTGGGGGGAATGACATTGATTGTGAACCTGAACACCAGAGAAGACCGATGTTGTATCCCCTGTGGACTACCGAACAGTGGGCGAATGCCAACATCTTCGGCAGTATCCTTATGGGGTTGGCAACGGCAGAGGCGGCTGCGCCGACAAATGTGTTCGAGGGCGTGGGTGCGGAGAATGTCGAGATAGACTATACCCAAGCTGGAGGAAGGGTTGACCTGCCCAGTCAGTATGTTACGTACCAGCGGGTACAACGTCTTGGTCTTGCTCCAGCCCTTAGCGATGCCCTGGCGATGTTCGAGACTGCGCAACGAAGATGCACCGTGGCCGAGGTTCTTGTTACGGGTTCTCCCACGACCACGGGAGGGACATTCTCGGCCTATAACCTGGAGGTTATGCAGGCTCTCGCGTCTTTGGGTGGCCCCAAGGGCATAGCAGAACGTTTCCTGAGTCAGTTGTGGCAGAAGATGCTCCTGATGTCTCACTATACCGGGTCTGACATAACCGGATATGGCAAGGATAACGAGAGGTACACCATCGACTCGGAAGACATTGACCCGGAGCACATCTACGTCTCCGCCTCTCTACAGGTAGATGCGCCAGTAGACCAGATGCAACGTGCCGCAAGTGCAGTCCAGATGTCGCAGTCACTTCCCTACGCGCCACAGAAGATTCTGGAACAGTTGGGGGAGACCGATCCCGAGGGTTCACTTGCTCTTTGGAAGAGATGGCGCCTGGAGTTGGCGGACTTTGAGGGCTGGTTGCAGAAGATCAAGATGACCGCCTCTGGCGAGATCGAGCAACTTGCACAGCAGATGGCCCAACAGATGATCCAGCAGATGCAACAGCAGGGACCTCAAGGACAACAGCAAGGCGTCCAACCCGAGGGGATGAGTCCCGGCCTTGGACTTACCGCGGGGCCGCAACCTAATCCGAATGCGCCTCCGGGAACCGCACTAGAGGGACAAGGATTTAATCCCGCAGGCAGAGGTGCGCCTCCAGCGATGGCCTCTCCAGGAGCGACGTTCGAGGGCCAGAGAGGCAGAAGTAGAGGCGGTCAGGAGGCCCAAGGTGGATACTGACCGAGATAGGGACATCGCGTTACTGGAAATCCAAACCGAGCATCAGAAATTGGTAGAGGAATACTACCGCGAGAAGTTGGGCAAGAGAGGGATGCAGAATGCCGAAAGCGGACAAGGCGTTGCCGCGGGTAACGCGCCCGCCAGTACCGCGGGTCCAACCCAGATTTGATACAGAGAACACTCCGCTCCCTCCGACCCTGGGGAGATATCTTCCCGCGGATTTCTCGGCACAACTGAATCCCAGGGGCCAGAGAGAGATTGCAGGAATGCCGGTTGTCCCAATTCAAGGAAGAAGTCGCGCCCCGGCAGGGCACGTGAATCTCAACATCTCCGATCCTTGGACTACTAGCATGGAGGCTACCCACGAGGCAATGCACACGGGAGACGCGGGGCGCGATATAGGGGCACCGCCAGGATTTAGTTCCTACAACGCCTCGCGGCAATTCTATTTGTCCGCCAACAATCCCACGCCCTGGCAATTACAGCCAGACCTAATTGGCCCAGCCATCGAGGCATCGCTAACATTTCTTTCTCCGCGGGTTCGCAGCGACGAGGTGTTAGCCACCGCAACGCAGATAATGACGGCCGCAAATCAACCCCTTAGTGCCCTGAGGGGGATGGGGTACACGCCGGCGCAACTATCGCAACTCACTAGATATTTCTGGCCGTCATCTCTTGGTTTAGGTGGGGGGCGTAGGTCAGAACGAGAAGTGAGAACACGCGTTTGGTCCATGTATCAAGGAGGCCCCTAATGGCCAAAACAGCCTCGGGCGGGAACAAGGGCGGGAAAGGGGGCGGGATTGTTCTACCCGCCGTCCCCAAAGTTACAACTGCGCCCCCGCCGCAAGTTGCCCCGAATGTCTCGCCCATCATACAGCCGTTCATACAGCCGGGATTGACTCTGGGGCCGGGGGGATACGCTGGTCCGACGCCCACGGGAGGTAATCTGGAGTCGTTGTACTATAACCCCCATGCCATTCCATCGACGACCGTTCCCCCCACGTTGCCGATACCAGGCGGGTCGCCCTTCTATAACCCGGCGGCTGGGCAAACTCTACCCAGACTTCCTGTTCCGTCAGGATCGCCGTTTTACGTCCCTCCTGTCGCAACCGCACAACAGTTCCTTATGTCAGAACACCTTGCCCCGCCGCCGACGCTGGCGCAACAAATGGCGTCCGTTTATGCCTCGAACCCGCGCCTACGTGCCCTGGGCGGGCGGCCGGGAACGAACCAGCCCAACACGGCATTTGAGGACCTGTATGCCCGGAGTGGACTTGGCGAAGGCTTGGCCGTCTCTGGCATGGGTTACACACTGACCCACGGCCCCAGAGTTCCTACGCCGTGGGAGATACGAATGCAGAAGGACTATGGGCAGGCGGCGGGGGGAACCATCGCTCCGACAGAAGTAAAGGATTACAGCCAAGCCGCGGGGGGAACTCTCGCCCCGACGCAGCCCCCCCTCATTGTCGAAAAGCCCCCGACCTACACGCCGCGCAGGGGCGGTACCGGTTTCGAGAATTACGGCGGGGGGGGCGGGGGAACCAGATACACCAGTGCTGGCAATGGTCTTATCAACTGGCGAATAGGATACTAGAATGCTTCCTCAGAACAAGGTACCTCCGGTATCAACAGCCCCGCCAGTAGACCAGACTGGATACAAGGGCGGCCAGGGCGCCGCGGACTGGCAGACGGAGATCAATGCGTCCAATCACTCCGTCATGGGGGTGATTGGCGGCGTCTTCACATGGCCCGCGCGGCAGATTGAGCGGTTGTGGGGATTTGTCTCACAGTGGGCAAACGATCCCGAGGAAGTCCGCGCCAACCCGAGGGCCGCATGGATGGCTTCCCCGCTGTTCTATGAGACGGGGGCGCTTACTGGAAGTTACGGCGAACCCGTCCAGATGCAGGCGCTCCACGATGCCAGGACGCTTCTTGCCGCTGGAACACCGTTCGACGAGGTGCAGGCCCGTATCTACTCTCAACACACGAATGCCGATGTGCGCAATTCCCAGACCCTTGATATGGTTGCGCAGATGTCGCTCGACCCATTGAACATCATCTACCCGATGTGGCCCGCGGAACTATTGAATATTCCGGGCGCGGCGTTCAACGCGGCGAGTGCTCTCCTGGGGGGAAGTGCGCGGGTTGGTGAACTCCTCCCCGCGACCCGTCTTGTCCCAGGTCTTGTTGAGACGGTACAGAGAACTGCCACATTGGCGCGTTGGGGAAGTGAACCTCTGCAAGCCGCTCTTCGTGCCGAGTCCGCCGCGATGCAGGCGCTACGCGCGGCGGAAGAGGCCGGACAGGGCGTTGACACCGCCGGCCCCCTCATCGCTAGGGCAATATCTGCTTCGGCGGAAGTGGCAGAGGTCCAGGGTCGGGGGATGAACTTCTTCACGCGCATGTCTGTTGCGCTTACGGGCGGTTTGCCCCAGACGGCAGAAGAGGCCGTTCGTTGGGCAGATGGTGGGGCAATCGGAATGCTCGACTCTGCCCGTGCAGCCCTTAGAGGAGATTGGCGGACGGCGGGCAGGTGGGGACTTCTGCCCCACATGCTCTTCCGCCCAACGCAGGTATCCTCCGCACAACAGGTCCTAACGGAACTCGACCGCGTGGTGCAGAGTATTACCGCGGGCGCCCATTCGCGGGAGGAGATTGCCGGCATCCTGACGCGGGCAATGACATCCATTCGGTCGGGTGAACTCACTGGCATTCTGGCCACTCCCGCGGGAAGAGTTGTTGCAACATGGCTTGAGCGTGCGGGCGCGGACATTGATGGGCTATTGGCCTTTGCCGCAAGTCCTGTCGTTCGAGAACAGACAGCGGACATTGCAAATATAGCCAGATTGCTTCCCCCCACAGTGCGGCGAGACGGAACCGCGGTTGCACAGACCGCCGATGACCTGATGGGTCGTATTTGGAACGGTCACGCCGACGAGACGATGACCCTTCTTCGAGAGGCCGTAGCACATCCTGTCCAAGGGCTGGAGCAGTTGGCCGAAGCCTACCGCCCAGCCATCGAGGGGGGACAACTCACGGCGGAGACACTCAGGGCCTTTGGCGAGACGTTCAAGGAGCTGCCGTATACGGATGAACTCTGGCGCATTCACCTGATGGATCGCCTGCGCACAAACACGGCTACCCTCGCCAGGGGACTATTGGGCGAGCAACATGCCGGCTTCTGGATGCGGACGGCGCAATCCATAAAGGCGGTGGAGACACTTCTTTACCTTAGACTCAATCCCGGTTATATGGTCAGGAACTTCTGGAACAACGAGGCCACGGGTCTTGCCTGGCACTTCTGGAGCGGTTTGTCCGCCGACGACATTGCGCGTGTGTGGGAGCGCGCTGGCGTCCTAGACCCACGTGTGTACTCCGGTATTGGTGCGGCGGACATTGCCGCCAGTGGTCCACAAGCCGCCAGGACGGTTGCGGATAGGATTAGACAGTCCTTCAGCGAGGCGAGCGACATCATCGGGGAAGCTGGCCAGGTAAGTACGGGCTGGGTTGGCAGACTGGTAAACAAGGTTACAAATCTCCTCCCGACGGACGCCGGACGTATTGCACAACAGATGGAACAGATCGCCTCGTCCCGCTTTATGACCCACGGGTTTCTTGAAGCATTCCCCCGCTACGCCGAGATAGGGTATGAGCGTATCCCGCAGGCTCTTCGAGGACAGATGGGCGAGGAGGCGGCGAATGCACTTGAGGCAGGTCTTCGTGGGGCGATGAACCGCGCCGAACGGGAGGCCATCCTATTCGGCAACATCAACATCAGCGCCGGAAACCTGATGGATGAGACTGCCCGCAGGGTGGGCCTGAGCCAGGATGCCATTCGAGGCATCTTTGGTTCGGAACTCCAGGGCCAACTCTCCACAGACCTGGTTGCGGCAATGGCCTCCAGGAACCAGGACGAGGTAGCTGCGGCGGTACGGGCCTTTAGTCTGAGAGCAGAACAGCGCATCGACAACGCAATCACTGGGGCGGAGTGGGCGGAACGCACGAGGCAGACGGTACAACTTGACGGCCCGATGGGCGCCGCCAGGGTTTATCGGGACGGTGAGGCATTTGCAACCCAGGCCCTTGAGATACATCTGCGGACGCTGGATACGGAAGTTGCCGCAATTCGGCAACTCCCCACGCGCGGGGAAAGACAAGCCGCGTGGGGCGCACTAGACACTCGCCAACAGGCATATTGGACTCGCATCCGCAGAGTCCTTGGAGAACAAGCGGATGGATTGACAAGAGGTCTCCGAGACGCGGGTCTTGCGACTGGTGACGAGTTTGCCGCCACCGTTAGACTTAGAAACGCGGCCTACCAAGAGTTCTTTGTGGCACGCCGAAGAATCTTGGACGCTTTCTATAAGGGCGAGTGGGCGGACGATGCGGTTCGAGAGGCGGCCTACGCCGACGCCATGGGCCAGATAGACACGGCTTACGGGGAACTCACAAATGCGGTAGGACAACACGCCCAGGCCCTCGATGGACAGATTGGCGCACTAATAACCGACCCGACGCAGAGGACCGGGTTTGATGCCGTTCGCGCGCAAGTGCGAACCCTCCAGCAGCAATATATGGTGGACATAAGGGCGGCATATCGACAAGCCGCCAATATGAACGAGGCGGAACGGGCCGCATTCTTCGATGACGCGGTTGTTCCATTGCGGGTTCAATATCAGACGACTCGTTACCAACTAGAGGCTGGCCTAGAGAGACAGATGGGTCTTCCGAACGCCACCATTCTTGTTCCTGACCCGGACCCCCGAGGAATCGTCCAGGCAGAGTTGTGGGCCGATAGGGGACAGCAGATTGTCCAGGAGATGGGCAACGCCGCCGCCGACCTAATGACCCGGCGTCCGCTACGGCTTACGAACCTGACGGGCGACAATGCCGCCGCCCTGAGGATGTACGCGGCCCGTATTGAGGAACAGGCGCCTGGAGTTCTTGTGGCGAGCATGAGCCACGCCGCAGCCAGACGAGACATGGCACTCCTAAACTACGGGATGAGGACGAACTTCGATACCTACTCGGGGATGATGTTCCCCTTCTCGTTCTGGACTACACACTCAGCATTGCACTGGTTCCTGTGGAGCGTAGACCATCCGGGATACATGGCGACGATGCTTCGGTTCCGCCAGATCATGCAAAACGCGAGTACGCAGGCGGGAGTACCGCGACGATTGCAGGGATACGTTCCTACAATCAATCTCCCGTTCGCGCCCGCGTGGATGGGGCCGGCATTCGTCAACGTGACGGGTATTGCCCTGCCAATAGACCAGTGGATACGGACCGCCGAGAATATGCAGTATGACCTCGAAAGCGAAGAGGGTCGAGTTATGAGACAACTCGACACGATGGTCGAGAGTGGGCAAATCACGCAAGCCGCACGGGACCAGGCGGTTTCAACCCATTCCGGAGATGTCTGGTCTCTAGCCGCGAGCGCAGTGGAGAATGGCGACGACTCGTGGGTGGACACGATGGCCATGCTTACCAGTCCACACGCGCCCATCATGTGGGCTTACAACGCCGCCAGGGGTAGACCCTTCCAGTCTGGCCCGTTCCTTCCCATCACCAGGACCATTCGGGGCTTGGCGGGGATGTTTGGGGCAGATGTCAATATCGAACAACCGCTACAGGATGCCCTCGGCCTTCCCAGGTTTGACGTCTACGACGAGTACCGCGTTCAGCGCCAACTATCAGACATGGCGATGGAGGGCTTCCCAACGCAAGACCTCTCGCGTGCGGCAACCGACCGTTCTGGTCCACTATGGGAGGAGGCCAGAAGGCGTTCCGTACAACAGTACAGCGTGTCTGCGGTTGGAGGGCTTCTGGGTATTCCCGCACAGGCATATCCTCCCGGAGAGGACGCCGCACGGGACCTTGCGCAGCAATTCGGGGAGGCGGTAGACCGAGAGAATAGCGGCACAGAACCAAATGCTATTGGGACGTTCCTAAACGAACATCCCGAGGTTGGGTTACGTCTTGGCCTGAACGATGCGCCAGCAGAGAGAATACAGCGGTTCCTAGTAGACCAAATCTGGAGTGGTTGGAACCAGATGCCCAGTTACAACCAGAGGGAGATAGTGGAGCAGTTCGGTCCCCTATTCGAGCAGGCTATTCTCAACCCCGAGACACGATCATACGATACTGTTCCCACAGAGGTATTGGGGATGTGGGCGCGTGCGATGGGCGGAGAACCCCTGGGTTCCCTGCCCGCCACACAAGCCACGACGATGGCCCTATCCCTCACCCCGAGGGATGTGGCAGAGCGCCTCCAGGTCTTCTACGATACCCGGAACCAATACTTCGACTACGACGCGATAAGCGCTGCCCAGACAGAGTATTTTGCCATTGCCGAGTCGCAGAGGGCCGCTTTCCGACAGGCAAATCCCGAAATGATGCGATATTGGGACTGGAGACGCCAGTTCCTCTATCAAAACCCGGCACTTATCGACTATCTGGTAGAGGACCCGAGCACGTTTCTATTCCCCACGGCCCAGGCATATGAGCAGGCGACTGCTACTGAACCGAACTTCCAGTGGGCTGAGTGGTATTCGTATCTCGGACCCAACTTGTCGAATCTGGTCCTAGACTGGAACCGAGGCGAAGTCATGCCTGCCGCGGCGGAGGCGCGGCTGAGAGAGATGGCGACTGACTTGGGTATCGAATATGATGCGCTACTAGAACGTTTGAGTGCATCCCTTGCGCGGTAGACATAATCGTGATAGACTAGACAATAACACAGGAGGTTTACCAGGATGACCGAGAAGGCGCAGGACGCCCTTCCGGTGGTCGAGCAGGACGCCGTGGGAAAGCCAATTCCACAGGTTTCTGGCGGATCAGCGGATGCGGGTTCGGCAACAACCGGCCCAGACGTGAGTGCTCTTGATAAAAGGCTTGCGGGAATTGAGGAGAAACTGTCTACGCTGGACAGGATTGACGACAAGATCGACGCTCGTTTCAAGTCCAGCACAGACAAGCGGTTCCAGAATCTCCAGCAATTCAAGGATGCTCTGGACGAGGCGAAGGGGGACGTGAAACTCGCCGCGCGCAACATGCTCCTCGACGAGATGCTGGAGGAACGAAAAGCCTCCCCCGCACCTAGTTCCGGTGGGGATCGTGGCAGGTCGCCCGCCGCGAACGACGAGAGTCTAACCGCGAAGTTCCTGAATGAACTCAAAGACGAGTCCGGCGTAGAACTCACCGACGAAGAGTTGCACAGGGTTTGGGATGGCAAACGCTATACCGCCTTGGACGACGCCTTCAAGGACGCCAAGAAGGCCGCATGGAAGAAGGCCAAGGGCGAGAGCATCGGACTCGGCGCGGCCGCGACTGGTGGCGGAAAGCAAGTCACACAGTCGGATACCGACGATGAGCTTCTGGAGCAGTACGAGAAGGCTTCGAAGCAACCCGTCGGCAAGGCCGAGGAACTAAAGAGACTTCGAGAGGAGGCAAAGAAACGCGGCCTCCTGAAATGAACATAGGAGTTTGAAATGACTGTCACGCAGAGTTCGACTCTGTCGAATAGCCTGCGCATCCAGTACTTGAATGACTATCAGCAAGGCGCTATGCGGCGTCGGTTCTACGACATCGTGGCCTCGCCTATCGACGGCCTTTCGGCTGCCGCGGGTCAGGCACAGGCGATGGCCGACCTGTCCAAGGGCGGAACTGTTCGGATTCCTTTCCTCAGCGACATGAACGTAACCACAACCCCGCTGAGTGAGATTTCGGACATTCTTCCCCAGACACTCGCAGACGCGACCGCTGATGTCACCGTTGATATGTTCGGTGATGGCATCCAGACATCTCAAAAGGCGCTGATCGAATACTACACCAACTACGGGTCTAGTTCACCGGCGAAGGTCGGGTTGAATATGATGGACCTCGTGGACTTCAAGGCTGGTGAGGCTGCGCTGAATGGGTCTCTGGTATACCGATATGTCGGACGGGCAACTCTGGCTGCGGCTACTTCGGCACACTATGCTTCGGACGGCGTTTTTGCGAACGTCGCGGCTCGTCTGAGCAGTTTCTCGTGTCCAGGATGGGAAGGCGAAGGAAAGCCGACCTCCTGGGTGGCTCTGATGGACCACTTCGTTCTCAATGACATCGCTCGCGGCACCAACGGGACCATTGTCCTCAATGTCGCACAGTACCAGGACAAGGAAATGGTTCTGAACAACGAAGTGGGACGACTCCATTCGTTCCGCATCGTTGCTAGTGGTTTCGCCAAGACGTTCTACGGCGCGGGGCTTGCAGACACGGGTGGCCACACGGTCACCACGACTTTAACTGTTGCCGCCGCAAGATTGGCGAAGACCCTTACGTTGACCTACGGCAACCTTCACGCAGACGAGTGGCTCAATATCGGCACCGTCGAAACTGGCAGCACCTTCTACCCGAATAACGAACGGGTAAAGGTGGCATCGGTTTCCGGGTCAACGGTCGTCGTCATTGTTGGCGAAGGACCGAATGGCGGATTGCGGTTCTCACATGCAGCCGGGGAAGCGATCAGTGACAGGGTTAGTGTTCACACTATCCTGTTCGGCGGACCGCAGTCCATAGTGAAGGTGTGGGCACCAGACATCGGGGAGTTCGGAGAACTGGTTGGGCCAAAGAAACAGGGTTTGGCAGATCAGTGGACTTCCTTCGCCTGGAAGTGGTTCGGCGGATACGGTCGAATCAGCGAGAACTGGCTCTACCGCGGCGAGTTCGCCGTAAGCGAGGAGGCGTAACATGGGTACTTATGATGGAATGGCCATCCCGCTTTGCGGCGGATACATCACTAAGACCTCGAACGGAACGACGACCGTGGCGGTCATGGACGACTACGGATTTCAGTATATCGACCTGGCCTACAATGCCACTGCGGCGGCGAGCGGTAACTATGCAACAAGGGGTTTCGTTGAGGGCCTCTCCGTGTACGTTACCGTCACCACCACCAACACAGCATCCATTGACGGTGGGTGTTTCTCGGTCAAGCACACGTCCGGCACCAGCACTGGTCAAATCTGGGCGGCCGAGTTCTGGCTCGAAGGGGCGGCCAGTCAAAGTATGGCCGGTGGGCGCGTCGGGTGCATCCAACTCGTTCTGAACCACCCGTCCACATATACTTGGGTGAACGCGGCCGTTTCGTTCATCAACTTCTATGCCCTGGACAAGCAACCGTATGCTTGCATGACGTTCCTGGGCGCCACGGTGGACAGTAGCTACTTTGTGACCTGTGTCGCGTCTGCCGCGGATCACGCACTGAGAATCTACGTAGACAACGTGGCGTACTATATCATGCTGTCCGACACCACGGCGGCATAAGGAGAAACAAGGATGAACCTGTCTGTGCTTGAGAGGCTAGTGCTGCTCAAGATTCTTCCCAAAGAGGGGGATTACGCCAGTCTGAAAATCCTAACGAACCTCCGTTTATCTCTAGCCTTTACAGAGGACGAGGTGAAGGGTTGGGGAATCGCCGGGGATGCGGCAACCAACCGCACCACCTGGCAGGTTGACGGCAGGGCCGACATTCCCATCGGAGAGAAGGCCACAGACATCGTCGTAGATGCGTTCAAGAAACTCAACCGCGAAAAGAAACTCTCGGTTGATGATATGACCGCCTACGAAAAGTTCATCCCGACAACTGAATAGATGCGACGACTAGGGGCGGGACTGTCCCGCCCCTAGTGGCAATTATCATGGAAACGAAACTAGGCAAGTGCAAACTCTGTGGTTCGCCGGTTCGGATTGTCCGCCGTGCCGGCGGGGAGGCAGATCATTACGAGGGGGTTGACCCCGAGGATTGTCCGCCGCCAAAGATTTCCCCGGCACTTAATGACTTCCTGTGCGCGTCTCGGAAAGGCAAGAGGACGGTCTCTATCGTAGGCGCGGCGTGGTCCTCTCGGGCTTGGGCGCCCTACCAAGACGAGCGGGTGGAAATCTGGACCCTGAATGAGATGCACGGGCGCAGTGGTCTATCTAGAGTAAGTCGATGGTTCGATATACACCCGAAGAACTGGTTCATGGGCAACAACAGACATGGACACCGCGACTGGATGGAACAGGAACATCCGTTCCCGATCTACACGCAACAGGTCTATGACAATGTTCCGAACTCGGTTCCATATCCACTGGCGGAAATACAAGCGAAACTTCTCACAAGGACTTGGCGGAACGACAGACAAATCAAGAAGTTGTTCAGTTCCACGGTTTCCTATATGGTCGCACTGGCTTTGCACGAGGGTTTTGAGAGGATAGAACTGTTCGGAATCGAGCTGGTGATGACAGATGAGTGGGCGTATCAGCGGGAGGCACTGGCCTATTGGTTGGGCAAGGCGGACGGCATGGGCGTCGAGGTTTGGATGCCCGAGACTTGCGCCCTGTTCCAAATCCCACTGTACGGATACGAAGAGGTACGCAACGCCACTGGCGGGTCAACGCCAATAGACTTTTCAAAGGAGGCCCCATGAGTTACGAAAGTCGCCTGGAAGACGCCATGCTTCTATCCCGCACCGTCACTACCATTGAGGAAATGAGGAAAGTTGAGGGTTTTGCCCTGACCGAGGATTCCTATACGGCTCGCATCCCCGGCAAGACACTGAGAGACTGGACGGAGACCGTCGAGAAACTTCACTTCCGACTACGGTATGTAACCGAGGTCTAATAGTGTCCCTTAGTTGTATGTGGCATTCCGCGCCGGCCTATTATCCGACCGGCTACGGCGTCCAGACCGCGGGGTTCGTGACACGTATGATCGACGACGGCCACGAGGTTGTCGTGCTGACCACAACTCAGCAACCCGGCATAACGTGGAATGGTATCACTCACGTTCCGGGAGGGAACGCCAAATACGGAGCAGACGGTCTATTGGAGTGGCCGAAGCGGGTCAAGACAGATATCATGCTCACCCTCTTTGACATCTGGATATTCCCAGAGGACATCGGCAAGAAGATAGCGGCGTTAGGCACGGCATGGGCGCCAATCTGTCCCATAGACCACGACCCCATCCCGCCGACTATCTTAGAGAGACTCAAGGGGGCGCAGTATCCCATCGCAATGAGTCCTCATGGCTTCCGGGAGATGCAACGGGTTGGGATAACGAATGCAACCTACATCCCGCACGGTGTCGATACCCAAGTATTTAGGCCGCGCCAGCCGGACAAGGGACTATTCAGGGTCAACAACGAGACTTTTGTTGTCGGCATTATTGCTACAAACATGGAGCCACTGGATCGCAAGGGTTGGTATCCGACACTTGCCGCATTCGGGAAGTTCCACGCCAAACACCCAGACAGTATCTTGTATGTCCACGCCACGGCGGGAAGGGAAGATGGCGGATACGACCTGATGCGAATAGCGGAGTCGTTCAACTTCAAACTTCACGTCCCCGACCCATGGACGTTGACTGCGGGAATTCCGGTGCTAAAGATGGTTGAGTTGTACAACTCGATGGACGTGATGTTGCTCCTTACCAGGGGCGAGGGATTCTGCGTCCCGCTGATTGAGGCGCAAGCCTGTGGCACCCCGGTCATAACGACCGACTTCACTGCTCCAGCAGACTTGGTAGGGGCGGGCTGGAAGATTCCGATTACTGGCACCCGATACACACTGATGAACTCCTTTTGGGCAGAGCCGGATATTGACGCAGGTACAAGAGCGCTCGAACAGTGTTACCAACTCTGGCGCGCCGGCGAACTGCGCGAGGAGATGCAGCAGAAGGCGCGCAACTTCGCCAAGACGTTTGACTTCGACCTAGTGTACAAGACCTATATGCGGCCATTCTTGGAGAAAGCCGAAGCGGAGATACGGGAGAAACAGAATGCGGCGAAAACGGGTGATGACGGAGTACGGCAAGCGACCTCCCCCGAACAAGGGCGAGGAGTTCATAATCGTCAACAGCGGGCATCAAAAGGTAACGGACGTGGAGGTGGGGGGAACGGCCATTCATCTTCTAAGCGCCGGCGCCACCGTATACGACCGGGCGCTGGCAATGGAAGTAAAGGACAAGTACAAGTGGGACCCGAATGTGAAGGTGATAGAGAAACCGTACCTGTCACTCAATGACGGGCACAGAAGCAGTTTCGTCGTCCCGGAACTGCCCTGGAAGCGGGAGGTGAAAGATGGCGAAGAAGAGCATGAAACCGGGGGGCGGGGGACGGTTCGCCAAGATGAAGGCCAAGCTGAAGGGGAAGGTCCGCAAACCCGCCGCAGTAGCGGCCGCGATTGGCCGCAAGAAGTACGGTAAGAAACGCTTCCAGAAGATGGCCGCAGCAGGCCGCAAGCGCGCCGCCAAGCGGCGAGGGAAGTAACACGTGACGGAGAGGACCTGGACCGTCTACGGACTGATTGATCCGCGTCAACCTCGGGATATCCGGTATGTCGGTATCACCATCGACCCGCGGCGGAGAGAGGGGGAACACCGTAGAGTACAGGATAAGGGGAATCGGCGTCTAGTGACATGGGAAAGTGCCGCTCGTGTCGATGCAATTAGTCTCCTCGCCCTTCCCTTAGAGGTCCATCGAACACTAGATTCGGCGCAGGACGGCGAACGGTGGTGGATTCGCGAGTTACGCGAAGACTACGGTTGTGATCTACTCAACCTAAACAACGGCGGAGCATGGAACTCAACAAAATGTGGCCCGAAGTCGGCGATAACTCGCGCGAGAATATCGGCAACACTCGCCAAGCACGTGGAAGATAGACGCGCGAAAATACTGCAAGGAGTACGGCGTCCAGCGGCGCGGGCTGCACATTTGGCGGCAAATTGCTCCCCGGAGAAGCGGGCCAAGTTATCTGCCGCGCACCTTGGTAGGCCGAAGTCTCCCGAACATAGAGCCAAGATTTCGGTGGCACTCAAAGGGCGGGTACCCTGGAACAAGAGGGTGGAGGAGCGGTCGTGACTTACACACTTAGTAATATGATGACCGACATGTACATGTCCTTGGGGCAACTCAACGTATCTACGGTCACTGGCGGCAGCACCACCGCACTTGCCGATACCAAGCAAGCGACCCTCCACGGGGACGATTCCTGGAAGAACGGCGCGGTCATCGTCATTCGAGACGGGACAACTGCCGGCGCTGCGCCAGAGGGCGAGTTCTCCCTGTGTACTGCCTACACCGACAGTACGGGGAGTTTCGCCACAGTCTGGACTGCCGCACCTGCCGCGACAGATACCTATGCCTTCGTAAACGACTTCTACCCCCTGTACCCGATGATCGAAGTCTGCAACATGGCGTTGCAGGAACTTGGCGACATCATCCTGGTGGACACCTCTCTCACCACGGCGGCCAATCAGACGGAGTACGCACTTCCCGTAACCTGCAAGGGGTCGCGGCCTCTCTCCGTCGCCATCCAAGGCGTTACGACTGACGCAAATGATAATCGGTACACTACGGTATTCGGCTGGGACTACATTCCCGCCGCGCCCGGAAGTACCGGCAACCTCGTCTTTGATGTCCAGCCCATCACGGGTAAGTCAATCAAGATCGTCTACTCGGGCAGACATCCCAAACTAAGCATCTACAGCAGCGTCGTCTCAGAGACCATCCATCCCTCGCTTGCCGCAGCCGCGGCTACGGAGATGGCGTTGCGGTGGCAGAACTCGCGACTTCAGGGCGGGGACGACTTCCTGCTCCAGAGATGGAACGACGCCAAGCAAAGTCTAGTTACTGCTAAGGCATTGTTCCCTGTGTGGAAGCCGAAGAGACAGGCGAAGTTGCTGATTATTAACTCGTCCTATTGGGACGCCGACAGTATTGCCGCTCCGGCCCCTGGAACCCGAACATGACAAGCTCCGGTGTCTACCTCATCGAGAACAGCAATAACGGGAAGAGATACATTGGCTCTTCCGTGAACATGCCTGGCCGTTTCTTGGACCACAAGAAGTTGCTACGCAGAGGAAGACACCACAGCCCCCATCTCCAGGCATCCTGGAACAAATATGGCGAAGGGGCATTTCGGTTCGAAGTTCTAGAGGAATGGGAACCCGAGTTCTGTGTCAGCATGGAACAGTGGTGGATTAACATGCTTCGGCCAGAGTACAACCACCGCTCCGTGGCCCAGGCCAACTTGGGGGTTATCCCGAGTGAGGAAACGAGGGCGCGCATCAGCAATTCTAAGAGGGGGAAATCACAGACGCCGGAGCACATCGCCAAGAGAGTGGCCGCGAACACGGGCAAGAAACGCTCGCTAGAAAGTAGGGCCGCCATCTCGGCCGCCCTGAAGGGCCGGAAGAATGGGCCTATGCCACAAGAGCAACGGGACAAGATTGGCGCGGCATTGAGAAAGCCCTGGTCCGCGACCCGCCGCCGGGCCGGTAATCCATCGGGCTGGCACCACACGCCCGAGGCGCGGCAGAAGATTTCGGCCGCTAGGCGGAAGTGTCTCGGGGAGGCGCGGCCGTGACCGTCGTACGGGTAGGACCTCGCGTAAAAAATCCCACGCACGACCTCGCCCTAGAGAGCGACAGCGAAATCTGGGGATTGAGGTTGGATGGTGGCGTCCGGGCGATGCAGGAAATATCCCAGACGCCCTCGACGTTGCTTATCGGTAGTGGAGGAAAGAAGTGGGGGACCGGCGACCCGACGTTCACCGAGATTGAACAATCCACTTGGCACGGGGGAAGAGGTTCGGAGTTCTTTTCCGACGACGAGACGCGGTACCTAGACGCCTGGCAGGCGATGACCCGCATTCCGGGAAGGCTGCTCCCTCAGTTGCGGTGGAACTTCGGAACCGGGTACCGCGCCGTAGACCAGATTGCATTCTCCTCGCATTCTTGGAAGCAACTCGTCGGTTCCAGCCGATACATTGATGTGTCCTTTGCGGCGAGTACGGTTGCCCTCGCCGCGGACAAGTGCTACATCTGGCTTCGCAGGAGAGGCAATCCCGGAACCCTAACCCTCGAACTCTGTGCAGACTTGGGAGACGGACACCCCGCGCTCACTGCTAATGCCCTCAAGTCCATTACTGTAACGACCGCGACGATCACCGATACTCTTTCGCAGTTCTATGGCTTTGACTGGGCCACGACATCCACGCTGACCAATGGGACGACCTACCACATCAAGGTTTTTGGGGCCTCGACAGATAGTGCGGCCAATCACTGGGAGGTCGCAGTAGACGAGGACGGAACTGCCTCGCATACCGCCACAACTGACGGGACGTGGACCGCCGCCTCCTACAGCATGTACTATCGTGTTGTGGGCGCAGACGCGGCGATGAAGTGGCACTTCTTCACCATCAGCGGGACGTTCCATGCCATCAGCCAGAAGGATAGTGGGGACAGTACCCTCTTCGAGTGGAACGAAACAACGGACAACTGGGACGCCGTTACCTTAGACGCCAGCGACGCACTAAGCGGAACCGTCAAATCTGTTGCCGTCTCGAAGAACATCGCCCATTGCGCCAGAAGTACGGGGGAGACTATCTGGACGTTTACCAATGTCTCCGGTACCGCCACTGGACAGGACGACGCCACCGGAGGGAACACGGCGGATGTTCTGGTGGCTTTCAACGACGCTGTAGACGGTCCACAAATAGGCAGATTTGAGAATGACAACTGGTACTGGTCTCGCTCGGCGGTGAAGGCGCTCAATACAGACCTCGTGTTTGGGACGGACGTTCCCTTCCCGCAGGGCTTCGATGGCCTGAACATGGCGGTTTACAATAATCAAGTGTGGGTCAGAACCACAGATGGGTTATGGTCCATCAGCAACGACCGACCCGCGAGACTCGACGTTGGATTAGACGCGGTTCTGGAGCCGAATACCTCGGCAGGCGCGATGCTGGCGAAGGACCTGTTCCTCTACCTAAAGTGGTCCTACTCCCTTGAGAGACTGTACAGCGGAACGCTAGATGACGTTGGCCCGTGGAAGGGCGCTGGGCTACCGGACGGAAGACAAGGCGTTGTCTCGTGTC